ATAGAAGATGATGTAAATGGAAAAGTTGATTATGAAAATTGGGAAATTGCTCACTTTAGATTATTAGCAGATACCAATTGGTTACCATATGGTAAATCGATGGTTGAAAATGGTAGAAGATTGTGGAAACAATTATCTCTTATGGAAGATGCAATGTTAATTCATAGAATTATGAGAGCACCTGAAAAAAGAGTTTTCAAAATTGATATAGGAAATATTCCACCAAACGAAGTGGATAACTATATGCAAAGAATTATCAATAAAATGAAAAAAGTTCCTTTCCTAGATAGAAACACAGGAGAGTATAACTTAAAATATAATATGCAAAACCTAACAGAAGATTTTTATCTACCAGTTAGGGGTGGTGATAGTGGAACACAGATAGATAATCTTAGTGGATTAGAATACTCATCAATTGATGATATTGATTACCTAAAGAACAAATTATTTGCTGCACTTAAAATACCAAAAGCATATTTAGGATATGATGAGAATGTTAATGGTAAAGCAACATTAGCAGCTGAAGATGTTAGGTTCGCAAGAACAATCGAAAGAATACAAAGAATAGTTGTTTCAGAATTATCCAAAATTGCAATTGTTCATTTATACTCACAGGGGATAAGTGATGATAGGTTAACTAACTTTGAATTACAATTAGTAAACCCATCTACAATTTACGAACAAGAGAAAGTAAACTTGTGGAGTGAGAAAATTAGATTAGCTCAAGACATACAAGGATTAAATATGTTATCGAAAGAATGGGTTTATGATAATATCTTTAAACTTTCAACAGATGAAAGTCAAAAAGAAAGAAGTACTTTGTTAAATGATTTAAAAGATAGATACAGATTCCGTTCTATTGAAGATGAGGGTAGTGACCCTGCGGTTGAAGAAGAAGCAGAAGATGTAGAAGAATCATTGGAACAACTAAAAAATGAACTCAAAGATAAAGGAGGTAGACCTCGTGAAGGTGGAACTTATAAAAAGGATAAAAATCCTTTTGGAAGAGACCCTCTTGGTGATGAAGAAAGAAAAGCAGCTTTAAAGAAAGAATCACAAAAAGCTAAACTTAGAGTTAAGTCCGTAATAAATGGAGTTTCGGCTAAAAAGAAATTTTTACATGAAACGGATATGTTGGATGAAAATAACATTATAGACGAGTAAATTTTACTTTAAGTAAATATTTTTATATTTATATGTGAGATTTAGTATTCTATCAAAATTGGAATTAATAGTATGAAAAAAATAAAACATAGCAAGTTTAAAAATACAGGTGTATTATTTGAGCTTCTAATTAGACAAATAACGCTTGAGGTATTGAATGGTGATAAGAATGAAAAAGCTAAAGGAATACTAAGCGAACACTTCAATCAAAATACTGAAATTGGTAAAGAATTGAGATTATATCAATTACTAAGTCAAGAGAAGTACAAAGCTGAAAATAGAGCTGAAAAATTTATTGATACTATATTAGAAGCCAGAAAAAGAATAGATGTAAAAAAACTTACTAAAGAAAAATATAATCTGATAAAGAAAATTCAGGAATCATTTGATATTAATCAATTTTTATCCTCACCTATCACAAACTATAAGGTGATGGCATCCATATATAAAATATTCGAATCTCAGAATCAAGAAAACTATGATATAAAAGAAGTTTTTAATTGTAAATATACAATTGTAGAAAACTTAATTGGTAAAGATGTTAAAAACAAAGCAAAAATCGTAGAAGCAAAAGCATTAGCAGAATTCAAAAAACAAAGTAAAGAAGATAGATTCTTAACTTATGGAGTTTTGTTAGAAACTTTCAATAAAAAACATACTAAATTAAATGAATCTCAAAAATCATTATTGAGAGAATACATCAATAATGTAAGTAATACTTCCAAATTTAAAGAATACTATACTCAACAACTAAAAGAAGTAATTACAAACTTAGTATCAGCTCATAAAACAATAAAAGATAAAGTAACTAAAATAAAACTTAAAGAAACTATCAATGTTTTGAAAAAAGCAAAAATTGGTAGAGTTGTATCGGATAACCAGGTTACCGCTATGATGATAGCTTATGAACTGATTCAAGAAATAAAAAATGTCAAAGAATCTTAGAAGATATATTCAAGAACTTATCAAAGAGATTGAAACTGAATTGGATGAAGTAAATGTGACTGGTAACATTGATGGTTACCAAACACCAAATGCTTTCACAGGTGGTAAGAAAAGTAACGAGAAAAAACGAAAAAAAATAGCTACCCAATTTGGAATGACAATTGTTGGTGAGGGTAAGAAGGTTAAAAGACCAGTAAATAGATGGCTGGAATTAAAAAATGATGAAAGTCGAACTCCAAATCAAAAATTGGCTTTAGGGTTAAAAGAACTAAAGTATCAATTAGCTGAAGTCGAAATGTTTTTTAGATGGTACAATAAGATTCGTTCTATGAATGAACTGAGTAGAGATAAATATTGGAAAAGAACAAATCGTCATATTTATAATGTGAAGGAAAGATTAGTTAACATAGCAAATAGTATAAAGGAGTTAGACCAATGAAAATAACAAAAGAAAGATTAAAAGAAATCATAACAGATGTTTTGAAAGAAGAATCAGAATATCAAAAGTTTTTCGCAAAAGCATTAAAGAAGAGTGGTAAATCCATTCCTCAAATGTCTGATGAAGAGAAAAAAGCATTTTTTAACAAAATCGATACTGCTTGGAAGGGCAAAGGCGAGAAAAAAGAAGGTTAAAAAATGACATTAAAGGAGTTGAAGCAAATTGTTAAGGAGGAAATCCATAACGAAAAGTTAGGGATATACAAAGAAGAAATTTCCACGTCTGATGAATTGGAAATTCGTAGAATCATAAGACAAGAGGTTTCAGCTATATTTTTTGAATTATTTAAAAAACGTAGAAGTTGGGGAGCATGAAAAATTTATTAATAGAAACACAATTATTCGAAGGTAAGATTAATGAAGATGCTAGTGGTAGAACTATCGTTAAGGGTGTTTTACAACGTGCTGAAGCTCCAAACCAAAATGAGAGAGTATATCCTAAGCAAATCTTAATGAGAGAAGCTAAGAAATACGAAACTCTTATTAAGGAGAGAAGAGCATTGGGTGAGTTAGACCATCCTGAATCTTCTGTAATAAATTTAAAAAACGTTTCACATAACATAAGAGAAATACATTGGGATGGCAATGACTTAATGGGAACAGTAGAAATACTCCCAACACCATCAGGTAATATACTAAAAGAATTATTGAAAGCTGGTATTCTATTAGGTATCTCATCAAGAGGTATGGGCTCTGTATCACAAAGAAGAGGTGGTGGGGTTGAAGTAGGAGAAGATTTCGAACTAATAGGTTGGGATTTTGTATCCAACCCATCTACGCATGGTGCATTTATGACTCCAGTAAACGAATCTAAACAAATGAAGGTTAATGAGGTTTGTGGAGATTATTGTAAAGCACATAATTTAATAAGAGAAATAATTACGGAACTGACATGATAAAATTAGGTGGATTAATAGACTTAGAACCGCAATGGTTAAACGAAGCCGAAGATGACAAATATGTATCTATCGGTTTTGGTAGATTTAAAGAAAAAGGTAAGGAAGATGATGAAGATGCTCCTACATTCAAAAAAGATGATAGTGGTAAATATATTCCAACCTCAGATAAGGCAGCGAAGGGAGGTGATTCTTCTGCCGGTGAAAAAGATAAACCTAAAGTAAATATCTTTGATAAACCGAAGAAAGATGAACCTAAAAAGGATGAACCAAAAGATTCTGCTAATAGTAGACCTGGTAATCCTCAAGTAAACAAAGTTGTTCGTAAGAAAGCACAAAGTTTAGGAATTACTCCACAGAAGTTAGGTAAAGAAGAATACGAAAGTAGAATGAGTAAAGCAGCTGTTGAAGCTCTAACTGATGCAAACTTTCATTCTGAAGCAAGAAAACTAATAGCAGTATTAGAAGATAAACCAGAATGGGCGAATGACCCAAGAAAAGACCCTAAGATGCCAGATATAATGTCACCTGAATATGAAAAGTGGCAAAAAACAAGTGTATATTCTTCTACATTCTATGATTCTGCTGAAGGTACTGATGATTTAGCACACTCTGCAACTGGTGAATCTGGTTGGGATGGTGTTGCTGCATTAGATGCTATAGCATATGATTTGAAAATGAATGGAAGTAAAAAATTAGCAGCTAAATTGCAAGGAATTATTGATGATACAAACGAATCATCAACAAAATTAAAAGATTTAATCGATAGGAGATAAAAATGAAATTAATAGATATACTTAATGAATCAGAAGAAAGAGGATTATCTAATGAAGTTAAAAAACACTTCTTAGAAATCATTTCTACATACAATACCTACCAAGAACAAATGGGTAGAAAATCAGATATTATTAAAGTAGCAGAAACTTTGGGTGGTATTACAGAAGCTGCTAGAGAACTTGCACTAAGAGAATCTGATGATTGGTTTGATAAGCATACTATAAAAAGAAATATGTCTGAATTAGATAAGTTAGGTAAACAATTCGATAAAGTTGCTAACGAAGCTAAATCACTTGACCAACGAATGGCTGGATTATATGAAGATATGGGTAACGTACTTTCAAGATATTACAAAATTGGTGAAGTTACTGAAGATGAAATGAAAGAAAGATTAGGTTTAAAAGAATCCAAAGGAGATTGTGGATGTGGATGTGGTGGAGTAACTGAAGGAGGATGTGGAGATTCTAAATTGGAAGAAGAGCAAGTGGCTGTAGCTACAAGAGATAATTCAGGAAATATCACTACCAGAATTAAAGAAGGTATGTTCGGAACAATAGACCAAATTAGACAAGATTCCAAAGATGTTAGAGATTTCGTAAAGAATGTTTTTGCAGATAACGATTTTAAGAAAATGAAAAATGATAAAGAGTTTATCAAATATCTTAAATCTATTTACGAAGGTACTACTACAAATGAAGCTGCACCTAAGATGAAAAAGAATCCTAATGTAAAGGCAATACAAAATATATTTACTCAAACATCAAGATTACAAAAGGGTGGAGCAGGTAACAGATATGCTAGAGAATTCGAAAGTGCACGAAAGAGAGCACTAAAAGCATTAGGTGATATGGAAAAGTTTTCCAAAATCGGAGTGTAATATGGCTAAGGTAGAAACAGAAAGATATTTCGGTAAAAAGGGTATTATCATTATGATTCGTGATGGAAGCAAACTGGTTTCTGCTATATTCAAAGATAAGAAGAACGCTGATAAGTTCAATAGAAACAAACCAGCTGATGTTAAAAAACTTCTACAACTCGCTAAAAAAACAAAATACCCAAAAGGAATCGATGAAGATACTGATGTAGGACATCAGGATGATGAACCAAATATGTTGAAATCAACTACATTAGAAATAATGGAGTATGGTAAAAAGCTAACTGATATGTTAGATAAGTATGATGATATGGATGGTGAAGTTGATTTTCCTAATTGGTGGCAAAAGAAATTAATTTTAGCTAGAGATTATGTATCAGCTGCATATCACTATTTAGATTCAGAAGAAAAAACATCAGAAAATATGGATAGGAACTTTAGAAGTTATGATGATGAAGAAGAAGTAGAAGAAGGATTCGCATCAAACGCTCAAAGGAAAGCAGCATTCGCTAGTGGATATAAAGCTAAAGGTAAAAAGGGGAAGAAAAAGAACGAATCAATAGATGAAGCATATATTGTATTGTACTCACCAAAAAAAGGAGTGAAGCCAGTAACAACCGCTGCTTACAAAGATAAGAAAGATGCTCAAAAGTGGGCAAAGGATTTAGGTGGCATCACAATGATAGTTAAAAGGAAAGTAAAAGGTATTGATGAATCAGCTAGTAAATTAGCTATGGGTATTGCTGGATTCACTGGTACTCGTGGTGTTGCAGTTGATGATTTTATTCAAAAACATAAAATTGATGCAAAGAAACTTTTTAACTTTGTAAAAAAAGGAAATCTAAAAGATAGAATGACATTTGTAGCAGCAATAGCTGGTAGACCTAATAACAAAATGTTTAAAATGATTACCAAACAATTCGGTGAATCAGTAAACGAAAGAATAAATCCAAAGTTCTACGATGCAAGAGTTCAATACATAGACCCTAAGAGTAAGAAAAAGTTTGTTGGTGATGTAGTTAGATATGATAATGGTGAATACAAAGTAAACTTAGGTAAAGATGGTAGATTTGAAAAATACATTTTAGCAAAAGAAAAAGATTTAAAAATTGTGTCTAAGTCTAAGAAGAAAACATTTGAATCAGTAAACGAAGATGCACCATGTTGGGATACACATAAGCAAGTTGGTATGAAAACAAAAGGAGGAAAGCAAGTTCCTAATTGTGTACCAAAAAACGAAATTAAAGAAGATAAAAATCAAATCGTTCAACTTAAAAAGAAAGTTGGAAAATCTGAAATTAAATTCTATGATGCACTTTCTAAAATAGAAAAAAAATTAGGAAAGAAAAACTACAGAGCATTTTTAGAAAAAGGATTATCTGATTTTAAAATAAATCCAAAACATTACGATTACAGAGGTAATGGAGCTGCTGAAGAAAAACTATTTCAATTAGCAAAATGATAAAACTTACATCTATACTTAACGAAGGAAAGATAGTAGTAACATCTACTGATAAAAATCCAAATGTATCACCAAGTGTATATCCTGAATTTAAGGTAATGACGCCTACAAGTGGTGGTAATACTATTGTCTTTATGGCCAAAACATCTAAGGACTTAGATAAAATAGATAAACTCGGTGATACAACAAAAAGAGATATCTGTAAACAATTAGCAATATTTGCTATGAAAAGAATGAAACCTTTAAAGTTTGTACCATTTGATAATTATGAAGGTGCTGGATACGCAATTCAAGTGGATATGAATTTTATCGGAAAAAAACTTAAATAAAGGAGAGTGGCTAATAAAAAACAGGTTTCAGTAAAAGTTCAGAAAGGGAACATACAAAAAGCATTAAGGTTGTTTAAAAGAAGAATGGAAGATTCTGGACATCTTCAATTACTTAGAGAAAAACAAACCTACACAAAACCAACCACAGTTCGTAGAAGAGAGAAGCAATTAGCAGTAAGAGCTCAGAACAAATTAACTCTATTGGAGAAGATAGAGGGTGGGGATACTTCAATCAGAATATTCCAAAAGAAAAAGAAAAAAGGTAGTAGAAGGAAATAATTTTCGTTTTCTTCACTATTATGATACTTATACTAAGTAACACACTAATCTATGTGTGTTTTATATTTTAGTTGGTTAATGAATACCCTTTTTTAAGTGGTAACCGAACAACCGACCTAACTCTATTGAGAATCCAAATATTTTCAGGAAAACAAAAAGGAAGGCAATTATGGCAAATTCTAAATTATTAAAAGAAGCCATCGCTGACGCAAAAGCTGTGAAAGAAACTGCAATCGCTAACGCTAAGATAGCATTAGAAGAAGCATTTACTCCACGTTTACAATCTATTCTATCTCAGAAACTTCAAGCAGAAATGAATGAAGAAGAAGATGAGGAAGAAGTAGAGGAAAACGTAGAAGAAGTAACTGAAGAAAAAGTTGAAGAAGCTACTGAAGAAGTAACTGAAGAAACTGAAGTAAACGAAGAAGCTGAAGAAGTTAAAGAGGAAACTGAAGAAGTATCTGAAAAAACTGAAGAAGTATCTGAGGAAGCTGAAGTTAATGAAGAAGCTGAAGAAGTTGAAGAAGCAACTACGATTACTGTAACTGAAACAGAAGATGAAGAAGGTGATGATGATATGGATGAAATGCATGGTAAAGACGAAATGGAATCTGATGAAGATGACATGGATGAAGAACTAGACTTAGAATCTATTATCAAAGAATTAGAAGCTGAACTATCAGAAGAAGAATCTGATGAAGAAGAAATGGAAGAAACTTACGAAGAAGATGAAGAATCTGATGAAGAAGTATCTGAAGAAGAATCTGAAGAAGAGGAAATGGAAGAAGAAGAAGCTGAAGAAGAAGATGATGATATTGACTTGGATGAAATCTTAAAAGAGATGGGCTACGGTGAGGATGAAGAATCTGATGAAGTAGAAGAATCTAAGGAAGTAGAAGAAAACAAAGTTGATGAAACTGCGAAAGAACTTGAAGAAGCATACGCTACTATCAAAGAATTACAAGGTACAATCAATGAAGTAAATCTTCTTAACGCAAAATTACTTTATGCGAACAAATTATTCCGTTCTTACGCATTGAATAATGACCAAAAAGTAAAAGTTGTTGAAACTCTTGACAGAACAAAATCTGTAAGAGAAGTAAAACTAGTATTCGCTACATTAGCAGAATCGATGAAATTCGGTGGAGACACAAAAAAGAAAACTAAAATTACAGAAGGCATTGCGTCTAAAGTAACTAAGTCAACTGCTCCAAAGAAAGAAATTATTTCTGAAAGTAACGAAGTAGCTAACAGATTTAAAAAGTTAGCAAACATTAAATAATTAATTAATCTAATAAGGAGAGAAAAAATGGCAAATTTTGATTTATCTAAACTTATGGAAGGAAAGAACCCACAAGCAGTAATGCTTGAGCAAACTCGTGGTTTGAAAAACAAATGGGAACAAACTGGACTTCTAGAAGGTTTAAACGAAAGAGAACAATCTCAGATGAGTGTTCTTTTAGAAAACCAAGCAAAACAATTGCTTGATGAAGCAAACGCTACTTCAACTACTTCAGGAAATGAAGAGTGGAATGGTGTAGCTTTACCATTGGTAAGAAGAATCTTTGGTGAAATCAGTGCGAAGAATTTCGTTTCTGTTCAACCAATGAACTTACCATCAGGTCTAATATTTTACTTAGACTTTAAATACAATAACGCTCAGTTTGGTACAGGTTCACAACAACCTTATCAAAACTCATCTATCTTTGGTGGTGATGGTTCGGACTTAGGTTCAACTAACGTTGCTAAAAATGGTTTGTATGGAGCTGGTAGATTTGGCTATACGCTAAATGACCAATCAGTAGACGTAGCAAGTGGAAACACAACTGTTGCAACTGCAAGTATGGTAGACCTTAATCATGACAGTAGATATACTGCTTCTTTAGCAGCTAATGAACTGATTAAGATTACTATTCCTCACGCTAATATTTCTTCAACTATCGACAAAGATGCGATTAAAGCATTTACTGTTGGTGATGAAGTTGGTGGAAACATCAAAGAAACAATTGGTGAGTTTGCACACGTAGCTGGAGCTAACGCTGTATTTATCGTATCTGCATCTTCTGATGCTGGATTAGATGCAGTATCAGTAAACTTCGCTAACGTACCTGCTGCTGAGAACAGAGGTGACTTTGAAGATAAGAGTCCTGTATTAAACACACCTGATTCAAGTGGAACTGTACTTGATATTCCTGAAATCGACCTAGAGTTGAAATCAGAGGCTATCGTTGCTAAGACTAGAAAGTTGAAGGCAGTATGGACTCCTGAACTTGCTCAAGACCTTAACGCTTACCATTCAATTGACGCTGAAGCTGAATTAACTTCTATGTTATCTGAGTACATCTCATTAGAGATTGACTTAGAAATCTTAGATATGTTAAAAGCTAACGCTTTAACTGAAGAAAAATGGTCAGTTACTATCGGACAAGAGTGGGATGGAACAGGTTGGACTGCACCAAATTCATCTGTAGCATATCAGAAAAATAACTGGTTCGCTACTTTAGGTGTTAAATTAAACAAAGTATCTAATAAGATTCATGCATTGACTCTTAGAGGTGGTGCTAATTTCGTTGTGGCTAGTCCTGACGTATGTACTATCTTAGAATCAATTCCTGGTTTCTCTGTAAACGCTGGTAAAGACTCTATGGAGTTTGCAGCTGGTGTAAGTGCAGTTGGAGCATTATCTAACAGATACACAGTGTACAAAAACCCATATATGACTTCTAACGAAATCTTAATGGGCTTTAAAGGAAGTAATTTCCTTGAAAGTGGAGCAGTTTACGCACCATATGTACCGCTAATTATGACACCGTTGGTATATGACCCAGCGAACTTTACTCCTCGAAGAGGTGTAATGACTAGATACGCTAAGAAAATGGTAAGACCAGAATTCTATGGTAAAATCTATGTAAAAGACTTAAACGCTATTTAATAACGATTAAATCTTAAATAAATTAAGGGGGAACGAAAGTTTCCCCTTTTTTTGTGTCTTTTTTTCCAATTCAAAATAAATTGATATTTATATAGGAGGTAAACTATTATAGGAGATTAATATGAGTAATTTTTGGACAGGTTCTGTTGAAAACGTAATATCGGGTTCAACACCATTTGGAATATATGATACGGATTCTCAGTTTCAAACTGATGGACCGAAAGTGGCATCTTGGTGTGCTAAAAGATTGGGGTATCCAATCGTTGATGTTGAACTAATTGATTTAAGTTTTTATGCTTGTTTTGAAGAATCGGTATCCGAATACTCAGCACAAGTAAATCAATTCCAAATAAAGAATAACCTTACCTCACTTCAAGGACAAGAAACAGGTTCTAACTATACTCAGAAAAACATTAAAGGTAATCCTTTATCAAACCTAATAGATATATCACAAGCTTATGGAACATATGCTAATGTTGGTGGTAGAACTGATGTTAAAAAAGGTTCTATAACAGTTGGTAGTGGTTCACAAGATTATGATTTACAAGCTTTAGTTGGTGATGTATCTGAAAGTGGAAAACGATTAAACATTACTAAAGTATATTACGAAGCTGCTCCTGCGATGCAAAGATTCTATGACCCTTATTCTGTAAGTGGGAACGGAACTATGAATCTAATGAATGATATGGGTATGAGTAGATTATCACCAGGTACTCAATTTATAATGATGCCTGTATATGAAGATTTACTAAGAGTACAGGGTATAGAATTTAATGACCAAATTAGAAAATCAGCTCATTCATTTAATATTGTAAATAATAAATTAAAAATATTTCCATATCCAACGCATGAATATGAACTATGGTTTGAATACATTGTAAAAGAAGAATTTGATTCATCATCTACATTAGTAACAGATGGTGTTATAGCAGATTATTCAAATACTGAATATGATTTTCATGTATATAGTAGGATAAATGATGTTGGTAAACAATGGATTAGAAAATACGCATTAGCATTGGCTAAGGAGTTACTTGGAGCAATTAGAGAAAAATATTCTTCAGTACCAATTCCTGGTTCAGAAGTAAATTTAGATGGAGCTGCTTTACGAGCTGAAGCACAGAGTGAAAAGGATACTCTTATAGAACAATTAAGAGATAATTTAAATGATATTTCGGATAAAGAACGATATACAAGTGAAGCAGACCAAGCGGATGCTCAACAAAGGGTAGTATCTAAAATACCATTAAACATTTATATAGGATAAATTATGGCAAGGTTTTTAACAGCAAATGATATATCTTTTTTTGAGAAGATATCATCTGAGTTAGTAGATGATGTAATTGAAACAACTATTCAGTTTTTTAAACTTTCAATTGGTGAAAGTAAAACAAATCTGTATGGAGAATCATTGGCTAAATCTTACCACCAAGGAGTAAATATAAATGCAGTTATTGAAAGAGAAGATTCAGTTACAAACTATGAAGGATTTGGACCGGATACGGCTCAAAATGTAGAATACAGATTTAACAGACACACTTTATCAACTAAAGATGTATATCCTGAAATTGGAGATATAATTTTCCATAATGAGGCATACTTTGAAATAAGTAATGTTAGAGAGGACCAAATGATTGGTGGAAGAAGTGGAAATAGATTCTCTATAATTTGTTCAACATTTATGAGTAGACGTTCTCAATTAAATTTAGAAACTAGAATAGCATAATGGCAAACGACCCGTTAAAGAAACCAAAAAATAGAGCACAACAATTTTCTCATAAAAAAGAAAATAAAGTTGGTATAACTTTATATGATATAGATTATGCTATGATGGAATATATGACTGATGTTGTAATTCCTGATGTTGAAGAAAATGGTACTAAAGTTAAAGTACCTCTTATATACGGAAATCCAGAAAGATGGAAAGCTGCATCTAAAGATGGTTTTATAAGAGATGTTAGAGGGAAGATTCAAATACCATTAGTAATGTACAAAAGAAATAGTATAAGTAGAGATGATTCTTTTGCTAATACTATGAATAGAAATGTATCATATCCAACCTTAACAAAATATAATAAAAATCAGAAATACGATAAATTTTCTATTATGAATGGAGTTAATCCAAATAGAGAAGCATTTAATGTATCTATTCCTGATTATGTAACAATTTCATATGAAGTAATGATTTGGTCAAACTTTACAGAACATATGAATAAGATAGTAGAAGCTTTTCAATATGCTACAGATGAATATTGGGGTGATAGACAAAAATATAAATTTAGAGTAAGAATCGATTCATTTGATAATCAAACTGAAGTAGGTGAAGGAACGGAACGTATAGTTAGAACTACATTTACTATGGCAGTTAACGCATACTTACTTCCAGCTGAGTTTGATAATAGACCAACAACTGCAAAAGAATACACTCCAAAAAGAGTATCTTTTGGTATTGAAGCTGATTTAACGGGAGGTAATAATACTCTAAGTAAACAATCAAGCGTTAATCAGTATGGTGATGTTTTAGATTTCTTAGGAATGAGAGGTTCTGGGACAGGAAGTTTTGTAGATGCAGATACCTTTAGATTAGAAAATGTGGAAGTACCAAAATTACCTCCAGCATTGGTTGATAGTTTCAATACAGATGAGTACTTTAGAATTTATATAAACGGATTATTGATTGATAATAAAAAATATACTTTCGCTGTGAGTAGTTCAGCTAATGCAGTGGAGTTTACAGTTACAACAGGTTCACTATCAGAAGGTGGAACATATCCTGATGATTTAATAGCAACAACTTCATCACTTGGTTATATATTGACTGGGAGTGATGAGATTGGTATAACTGGAAAATATATAGAGTTATGAGTCTAAAACAAATTAAAGATATAATTTCACAACTAAACGCTCCTAATGAAGTACAATTAGAAGAGGTCAATTTATCTACTAATAATTTATATTACATATGGAAAGCTAGTAATTGTAAACTAAGAAATTTTGATAAAAGATTTGAGGATTTGAGACAAGACCATTCTAAATTTGATGTATTTATAAATGGACAATTTATTATTGAAAACGATTACATATTTGAACAAAAAAATAATGATTTTATAATTAATTTTAAAAAAGCAAATTTTCCCTATGTATTAGTTGGAAGTGATGTGATAACAATCGAAGGTGATATAGATAGAATATGAGTAGAAAAAAACCAAATATTATAACACCTCACAATGATAAGGGGGCATTTAATGATTTAGTATTGAACGTTTTTAGCGATTCTTTTGTATCATCACATACACCAGATTCACTTAGTTTAAGTGGTACTTTATTCACATTAACACTATTAAATAAAAAATTTACATATGAAGAGGTTAAAGTTGATGTTTCTTCTGACTACGTTGATATTTATTTACAAACAATAAAGCAAAAGGCATCCGCATATACAATTGTAGAGGATGGAAATAATATTAAGGTTACTTTTAATCAAGCTATATCTTTTGAACCGGGAGATATTGTAGCTGATGATTTTCAAATAAGAGGAAAAATAGTGAGTAGATAATATGGCAACACTAATTAAAAGTAAACAAATACAAGGAACAGTAACCGCATCCGCCGTTAGTGGAGATTTTCAAGTTAGTGGTTCATTTCAACATACTGGTTCATTAGAAGTTCAGGGTTCGGTAACGGCAAGTGGAGATATCCAAGCTACAACATTCAAAGGAGATGGTTCTTTACTATCAGGTGTAGAATCAACAGGTAGAGGAATATTCTCAGGTTCACAACAATTACCAACTGGATTAATAAGTTCATCAGAACAATTTCCAAGCGGTCTTGTTAGTGGTTCATCTCAACTATATACTGATTTAGATGCTAGATATGGTAATGAATTAGGTGATGGTTTAGTAAGTGGTTCTGTTTTAAGACCAGGTGGTGATTCCGTAATATCAAGTTCAGCTCAAGTAAATTATAATAGTTTACAAAATACACCAGAAGGCTTGGTAAGTGCTTCTATCCAAATATTGGGTGGAACTGATATAGTAAGTGGTTCTGTAATAAGAACTTTAAATGGAACTGATATAGTAAGTAGTTCAGCACAAATCACAGCATTAGGATTTGTAAGTGAGAGTGGTGGAGGTGGAGGTTCAAATGAATCTTTAAATTCATTTACCGCATCTTACTATACCGATTCAGCATCATTTGATACAAGAATAGATGGTATTAGTGCAAGTGGTAGTGGTGCTAATTGGAACGTAAACCTATCAAATATTCCAAGTGGTTTAATTAGTGGTTCAGGACAAATTACTGATTTAGGATTTGTTTCTGAAAGTGGAGATAGTACACCAGCAGGAACTATTAGTGGTTCAGAGCAAATAACAGATTTAGGATTTATTTCTTCATCAGACTCAACAACTTCATTAAATACATTTACCTCATCTATACAAACAGAGGTTGATGGAATAAGCGCAGCTACTTCATCTTATTTAACATCAAGTGGTTCAGTTGATTATACTGATTTAACTTCAGTACCAAGTGGTATTTTAAGTAGTTCAGAACAAATTACAGATTTTGGATTTATATCGGAATCTGCAGAAAATACTTCATTAAATGCATATACTGCATCAAATGATATTAATATTACAAATATACATTCTACAACTTCTTCATTAGAACAAAGAGTTGGAGAGATAGAATCAAACACAGGTTCATATAGTGGAGGTGGTGGTGGAGATGTAACTCATCTTAATACATTTACTTCTTCCATACAAACAGAGGTTGATGGATTAAGTGCAGCAACTTCATCATATATTACTTCACTTCCAAGTGGATTATTAAGT